GCAGCAGATACACCGTGGCCCGCCACGAATCAGACGCCACCGCGTGATCCGTAGACTCAATCGCTTCGTACGTGCCGTTTTCCTGATACAGATCCGACGCGATGAAATGCTGTTGACCTCCCACGACTTCCAGCCGCAACGCGGGAGCCGTCTCCACCACACGCACCTGAACCGACCACCGGCGGCCGTCCTCCGTCGTATCCGCGTCCGCGTCCATGCGTTCGGCCAGCTCTTTGTTGAACCACACCATCGGCGGAACAAACTCCTCCGGATCCACATCGCCTGCCGGTGCAATTTCCCCGCTGTAATCTTCACCGCCGACCATTGGAAGATACCGCTCGAACCTCAACGCCGGAATCCACTGCGGATGATGCCCGACGTCTAGCGGCTCACCCTCCGCCGACAACTGCGGGAACGTGTCGAGCGTATAGGTGTCCATTCGCCACTGAGCGAACACATTGCGAAACGCATCCGCCGCGCGGAATCGCGCGTTTGCCCGAGCCTTCTCATCTTCTGTCAGATCCGCGTAATTGGAATCCGCACTGCGTGCCGCGTTGTATTCAGTGACCTGCGATTCCTCCCAATCCGCCACCATGCCTTCCGCCGCCGAAATCGTCCGCACGCTGCCCCGCCGTTCCCCGATCCCGCCGAAATCGTCCGCACGCTGCCCCGCCGTTCCCCGATCACTCGCACCCGGTCGGCCTGCTGCACCGCCGATTCGGTCAACTGCAACGACAGCACATTAACCGCTTCCGAAATGTTGATTTCCACCACGTCAGAATTGCCCCGCAGCACCGTTTCGTTTTCATCCTCCAGCGACACCGGCTCCGCCAGCGCGGAAAACACGGACAGACTCAACACATCCGGTTCACCGACCACAACACGATGCCGCAACCCCAAACCCCGCCGACGGTCCACCACTTTGTTCATCAACTGCCACGGAGTCATCCCCGCCGGATCCATCTGAGGCAACTCATAATCCAGATCCGCAAACGCCACATCGTCCAACTGTTCAAACTGCCACGCGATCAATGCCGCGGCCTCCGCATCCAGCGGAGAAAAATGATTGAGCACATACTGCAGGACTCGTTTCGCCGTCCACGGCGTCACGTCGATTTGCAGCGCCGTGAATTCCGGCGACGCAACCGAACTGTTGCAGTTGTTTTCGCTTCGCGGCCCGCGGCCGACACTGGCCCCGCCATTGAACGCGAACACCTCGCCAATCGTGTCACCATCCACGACAGAATGCCGAATTGGCTTTAGATCCCAAAGATACGTGAGCGCAAACGCCGTGAGTGATTCGACACCCTGAGGCACCACCGGTGATTCTTCATCCGCCTGCCCGGCCCCCTGCCGCACGTCCGTGCGATCCACCACGATTCCGATCCACCCGAGCCCGTTGGACGTGACGACCTTCACATATTGGCCGAGCAACCCGCTGCGATCCACTGCCTCATACGTCGAATCCGCCGGACGGCTGCCGATCGCCGGCCGGAGTTGCTCGCCGTACAACCATCGAAACTCCGCCGACCCGTGAGCCGGCCCCGCCTGATCGGAAAACCGCAGGCAAACCAGATCCGGAATTTCCACCCACGCGTCCGACCAACTGGCCTTCGCGTAACACAAATGACTCACCGCATCATGTGTCGCGACCATTTCTCACCTCCATGCCTTCCGCTGATTTCCCCCGCGGCGACATCATACCATTTAGACGACTTCACGCGCCACATCACATGCGTTTTTGACTCACGATCCACTGCCGCACCTTGTCGGCCACTTCGGTGGATGTCGCCGCCGGAATCGCTGTCGCTTTCTTTCCGTCTCGACGAATCAACCAACTGCCGTCCAGCAGTTCCGTCAGATTCAGTCGCGTGGTTTTCCCGCCGCGATTTTTGAGCGAAATTCTGATGTCAGATTTTGGGCGCGTCATGCTGTGCCTGCTTTGTTATTTCCTTGCCGCCGACCGCTGCCCCATAAAATGGGACCGGGTTAACGCCGTTGTTCGCCAGACCTAAAACAGTACGTTATTGGCCTCGCTCTTAATCCGTTTCGCTGCCAACCGTTGCCAGCGTTTCCGTTCCGCGTCGTACTTCAAATGGCACACGGCACACGCCGCGACCAGATTCTCTTGTCTGCAATCCGATTCAACGTGGTTGATGTGCGCCACAGTCAAAACGTCTTGCGTGTTCTCGACTGGTTCGCCGGGCCGATAGCATTGCTTTCCGCACACTTGGCACTTCCAGTCGGTCGCTTCCTTTACGTCGGTTGCGATTTCTTTCCAATTGTCTGGATACTTCGACCAATCAACAGGCATGGCGAACAATCGGTTGCACACGAGTCGCCGATCTCGCGTTTTTGATATGGAGGCTCACACGCGGCGACCGTGTGAACCGCAGCGTTCGCCCCGCTGATCGACAATTTGCCGCAACTTCGCCAACGCCGCATCGTCCATTCTAATGGCTCCCACTGTACTGGCGGCCGCTGACCGACACGCGGATTGTCGACAGCCGACCGTATGGATTGTCTCGTTCGATGATTCCACGCAACGGCACCGGCTCACACTCCGCCGCCGCCAGCGACTGATACACCCGACGGAACCTCACCGCCAAATCGCTGTGCAGATCCACGGAGGAACGACCACACAAACCGATCCAGCCGCCCAGTTTGGCAATCGTGACCGACACCGCCGGATCATCGAATTCCACGGAGTAATACGCCCCGTATTTCCGAATGGCCGACAACACGCCATCCCACGCCTGCCGCGCCGACTTGTCCGCTGCATCCTGCCACATCGCATGATCCTCCACGATTAAGATTCCACCACGCGTTCCCTCTGCCGCCGCCGATACGGAATCGTATTGGCCGCCAGCGGCCGACGAATCGCACCGTCCGGCAGCCGCACCGTGAGCCGCCGCGCGTCACGCGGCCCATACACCTCACAAATCACACCCACGCCATCCCGCACGCGCACGCGACTCCCCACGCGAAAATCACGGGACAACGTCATGGCTCCACATACTCCACCGGCATTCCCAGCGACTCCGCCAGTTCAATCTCCGCACGCACTCCCACTGATTCCTGCCAGCCGTGTTGTTTCACCACCACCATGCGCGAACACGCGGATACCATCACGCGGCAGTTTTCGGCCCAATACTTCCAATCGTGCGGCAGCCCATGCTGGATGCTCATTTCATGTGTATGGCTGATCGGCGAAAACACGTGTTCCCCGCGTGCCATCATTTGCGCGGCCACTCGATTCACCACCCGAAACCGACCCGCCCGCACGGCCGGATCGTCATGAGTGTACGGCGTCGCCAAATAGACGATTCCGGCCGGAGCCGATTCCGTGGCCGGTGGATCCATCACCCACACTTCCGCACAGCCACAACTGAAACCCCGGCCCTCCACCACAAATCCGCCCGGAAATGACTCCCAGTCATCGGACGTCATAACCACTTGTACTTCCCGACACTCCCGCAACTGCGGCGGGAACACTTTCATTCCCGGCACAATCAACACCCCGTCCCGCGAAATCGGCCAGGACGAAGGAGCGAACCCGTGAGCCAATGACGGATGATTGAGCGCCCGAGCCGCCACATCGTGCAGCACCGGAGGCACCGTTTCGGACTGCTGCACCCACCGCAACACGTACTCCGCATCCGCACAGCGCAACCGCCGTTCCGCCGGATCCGACATTTCTGCCTCAATCGCTTCCAACACGCTCACGTCACTGCCTCCAGTTGCCAGATGGCTGGCAGGACTCGTGTGGAGCCGGCGACTGATCCGCCCACGCTGCCACTAATGATTCGCCACGCCTGCGGGCGGACGTCGTGGATCAGGACGTGGTCAAACAACACGCCCTGCCAATAGAAATCCAGCACGGAACCCCGCGCCGCCAAATACGCTTCCCGCGTGGACGTTACCGCCGCATCGTTGAGCACATCCACAAACGTGGACACCGCGAACGGCTGGCCACGCAACGGATGACGCAACACGCCAATCCCTTCCACACCGGTTCGAAACACACGTTCCAAATGTCTCCGCCTGGGCGTCGGTTCGCCGCGAAAACTGAGAAACGGGAACACGACCGTGGCCGAATCTCTAATTGTCATATACGACCGCGTGGCCATGTCATTTTTCCTTCAACAAAAACCCACACCACACCAGCCACGCCGCAGTCAGCGGCAGCCACACCGCCAGCGCCACCTGCCACGCGGCCAGCGCTCCACTGGCTGCCACACCAGCAGACAACGAAACAAGCAACACGCACAACTGCCGATCCCACATCGTCATCCTCCAGAAACTGCCGGACAACCACGACTGATCCACTCCATGATTTCCCGCCGACGAAACCGCCGCAACTTCCCAAGCGCAACAGCCTGCGGCATCTTTCCGGCGGAACGTAAATAATCAACATGCCGAGCAGAACACCCCAACAACTGCGCGGTCTGCTCACGAGTCAGCAATTCTGGCTGCACAGATTCCTTTTCCATCCTCATTCCCAACCTTCCCACATCCGCAATCATCAACGAACCGAAACCGCACGAAGGATAGAAATTTGTTTCCTTCTGTCAACCCCTTACGGCCCGGATTCCCCGCGATTTCGGAGGCGTCCCACTACCGCCTGCCTCTGGCCTTGGTTTTGCCGTTCTTTATTGGCTTCCATCACCGCGTCCCGCGTTTCTTCCTGAATCGCCGTTTGCCGGTCCAGAATTTCAATCAGACGATCGACGGCGTCCAACTGCTGCCCGGCGGCCTCGCGGCCCACGTCGGCTTCGCCACTCAACCCCAGCAACCGCCGAAAATTCAAACCGGCACGAACCGCCAACGGCTTTGAGTCATCGGTGACAAAATCTCGCCGATTATTCGGACCCGCCGCTGTCACCAATCTCGGACGCAACGCGTTCAGCCCGGACCTCAACGCCGGCAAATCGAACTGGCCGCCCGCCTGCGCGTCATCCAGCAACCCGGCCAGTCCGGCATAACTGCCACCCTGCCCCATCGCCGCCCGCATTTCCTGCAACCCTTCGCGAATCGCCGCCGACTGCGCGCCGCCCTGATCCCCCAACGCCATCTGATTCACTGTGTTTTGCAACCCCTGCTGCAGCCGTGCCGTTTGCACCGTTGGCAACGATCCAATCTGAGCCACCCGCTGATTGAACGCATCAATTCCGCTCACACCCTGCAGCCCCGCCAACGCTGTTTGAAACTGCCGATTCACGGCGGTTCCCGGAGTCAGCAACGCCTGCATCACCGGCAGCGTTTTCGCTTCGAACGTGGCCCCAAATCCGCCTTCCGACGTCTTGCCGAAAAAGTCTTCCCGCGCGCCCGGCAGTGTCGTCAATGCTTGAAACCCGCCTTCCAAACCGGCTCCCGGAGCAAACTCCGAAATCTGTTTGGCCAACTGGATCACCGCCGTATTCGTCAACGCGCCTTTGGTATCCACAGCCCCCTGACTGATCGCTCCAAACAACGCGCCGCCGAATTCTTCCGAGCCGCCAAACTGCTGGACACCCGAAATGGCCGGCGTGGCATTTTCGGCCAACGCCCGCTGATTTGTGACACGCGAAAACTGACCGACGGATTGCAGGAACCCCAGCGAACCCTTCAACCCGCGTTTGTTGTTTTTCGACAAGTCCAAAGCTGCCCCGGCCAGCGTCTGCCGCCCGGCGGCGTCAAACGGAGCCAACTCCGCCGCCGCCAGCACCGCATCCACCGCCGCCTGCGCGGAATTATCACCCCGAGCCGACAGCGCATCGCTCACCGCCGTGGTCAACTCCGCTTCATCAATGCCCATCCGCCGCGACGCACCCCGAATCCGGCCGAACAGCTTCGCCGGGTTCAACTGCGCATCCTGCCCGAAATTATTTACCGCCGCCACCTGAGCGCCCGCCAGCGTGGTCGTGGCTCCCAGCGACTTCTGCTGCCGCTCAATCAACCGGTCGTATTCCTGCCGCAGCAGATCGATGGCCTTCCGCCCGGCTTCCATCGCCAGATTGGCCGAGAACACTCCGGCCGCCACTTCGCCCATGCGTTGCCCAAATGACTGAGCTTTCGGCGTGGCCTTTTCCATCGCCTGCCGTTCCTGATCCACGGCCCGCTGATGCGTGGTCGCATCAATCCGCCCCTTCGCCCGCAGCTTGTTCAGCCGCTTCACGGCCATTTCATAGCGTTCCGTGGCCGTGCGTGTCTTATCGACCACCGCCGCCGCTTCGCGCATTTCGTCGTTTGTTCCGTCCTGCGCGCGTTTCTCCTCCCGCATCTGCCTCAACAACTGCACTTTTGACCGCCGGAACTGATCCGTGGACAACTTGCCGGCGTTCAGCGCTTCCTGCAAATCGTGCAACTGTTTTTCGTACTGCTGGTACGGCGTGCGCAACGATTCCACGGCTTTTCGAGCGATCTTTGCCACGCGTTCTTCATCGGCCGCCCGGCGACGACTGGCCGCGGCCTGCTCTTTGGCCACGTTCCGCGCGGTCGTGGCTTGCGACTTCATTTCCTTTTCAAGCTGCGACCGCTTTTCGCGTTCTTTGTCCAGTTCGTTTCGCAGTTTGCGCTGGAACGCAATCATCCCCGCATCGTTCGCCACATAATTTAGAACAACATCTTCACCGGCCATCAGCCACCTCCCAAACGCAACAGCGTTTCGCCTTCATTCCACTGCCACACTCACACGACTGATTCCGCGGTTGTTTCCGTTTGGCTCCGCGCACTCCATCGCGCCCACACACATGGCCCCGACTGCTGCCGAATTCGTCCAGTTCCAGCTTCACGCCCGGAGGCAACACAAACCCCGCGGCCAATGCGGCCAGCGCACCGGCCATCTGCATTCGTTCCATCGCTCACGCCTCCACGCTTCACGCTTCCACACTGGCCAGCCACAACTCCCCCGCCGTGGGACAATGCTGCGGCCGGCGGCGTTTTAGCCACATCCACAGATCCACCAGCGCCGGCTCTGCGCTCAACTGTTCCGAATCATCTTTTTTTTTTCCATGCTGTGCCGACACACCAATTCATACCCGCAACTGACCCGCGCCACGTCCCAAATGTTTTCCGTGGTGATCCACTGGCCGTCGAACGCGGAATGCATCAAATGACCATAGCGATAATTCAGCGACATCACCCGCACGCAATAATCGAACAAATCCGACCAACGCACTTCCGCGGATTCCCGCACCAGAAAAAACTCAAACCACTTGCGCGACAATTCAAACAGCTCCGCATATTCCGGCAACACGCGCGACTGCCAGCCGCCCGTCAACGGATCTTTGCGGATCGACTGCGGCAACCCCGGATGATGCAATTCCGGCAACACCATCTGTTCCGTTCGCCCCACCGGTTCCCTCAACAACGGCACCTCCCAAATACTACCGTTTGCAAACACCACCGGCTCCGTCGATTTCGCGGCGATATAGTGCCGCTCCAGATCCTGCGGCCGCGGCACATCAGCGCACGCCACCCACACGCCCGGAGCCGCCGGAATCCACTTTTGCCGCTGAGGGAAATAGCCCAGCACGGCCGGCGGTTCGGCGTCTTCCGGCCAAACACTGGCGACGCATCCGGCGACACCTCCCGGCCCCGTTTTCGCATCGTTCACCGCGCACGCGTCGGCGTCTTTGACGTCGCCGAAATAATCCGCCAACCCGACGTCCTGCCATTCGGCCGCCCATTCCTGCCGTCGCAAACACGCAAACAAATCATCCGCCTGCAGCCCTTCCACAAACAACACCGGCACCGCCATCAGATCACTCCCATCTGCCGCGACTGCTGCTCCTGCAGCCACCGCCATGTCCACCGCGCCACCTGTTTCACAAACGCCACCACCAACGGCTGGACAATCCACATCCACACCGAAAACCCGGACACCGCAAACGCCACCGCGTCCCGCTCCGTCAACTCGCCCCCGGATTCCACAAACCGCCCGACAATCCGCCCCGACACCTGATCCGCCCGCCGCCGGCGACTCTCCCGCTTCTGTTCGCGGCGGAGTTCTTTCCGACTGAGCCCCCGCCGCTGCACTGCCGTGAGCGGAACCAGTCCGAATTCTTCCCGCAGCGCCCGCTGCAAATCCAATGGCCTCACAATCATTCGAACACCACCGTTAAATCAGGAACCGGAAGCAAACCCCGCCCGCGCAAATCCAGCCGCACCTCCCGGCCATCTGCCGACACCGTCACGCCATGCAGCTCCGCCGTGATTCTCACCGGCCCGCGATCCACCGACACCATCAACGGCTCCGACAACGACAATTCCCGGCCGTTCATCGTGAGCCCCGACGATTCCGGCAACGACAACCGCAACCCCAGCGACTCACTGTTCCACACACGATCGAGCAACAACGCCGACAACAACGATGGCAACGTGTCCGGCACATCCAGCGTAATTTCGAACAACCCAGCCACTGCCGGTTCCACCTGCTGCGAGCGTGCGACGTGATCGGCCAGCAACTGCAACACGCCCGCCAGCGACGGATCCGCCACCACCGCTGCCGTGGTGACTCCCGCCGCCACCTTTGCCGGCAACGGCTGCAGACTCACGCCGCTTTCCCGTGCCATCTGTTCCAGTCCCGCCCGCGTACTGCCGCCCACTCGCAACTGCGTCACCCTCGCCCCGCCGCCTGCATAAACAAAAAACGACGGCAACGACGCCGCCTGCATCACGTTGTATTCCGCGGCGTAGTCCGGATTTTTCTCCACATCCACCACCTGCACCACCGCCGCCGCATCTGGTCCGATCAAATCCCCGGCCGCCTGTTTTGTCGTGCGACACGGCCCGCACCATTCGGCCGACAACATCACAATCCGCGGCAACCGTTCCGCCGCCGATGCCGCCACTGGTCGATCCACCGACCAGCGAACCACCAAACCTTCGACAACACGATCCACACCAGAAACAGGAACAGCCGCATCCAGACCACCAGACTGAACATCGCCCGAGCCATCCCCACACCGGCACGCCTCACCAATGCAATCCACACACTGGCAATCCGGGTTCCCACATTTGCACGGAGCCGGCACCATTTCCGATTGACCCTCCGGAACATACTGCACCTCCACGAATTCCACCTGCGGCTCCGGTTCTGAGTCCAGATCCACGGCACTGCCAGCCGCATCGGTCAACGTTCGCATTCCCGACAACTCCATTCGCAGCCGTGCCAGTTCCAGATCACGTTCCACGGTTTCCGGCGTGATCCCGCGCGGCGTGGCTGGCGGCTCAACACAGCCCGCCACCAACACCGCCACCAAACACACAAACATCCAACGCGTCATCATGTCGCCTTCCGTGTCCACGGCGATTCCCTCCGCCAATCCACAAACCGTTCCTCCGGCTTATCCGGGAGCAACAAATAACCACCAAACGGCTGAGCCTGCGTGCGCTGCAGTTGTTCATAACACTTGCGGCTCATCAGATAGTACTGATCGCCGTGAGAATTCCAGACGACCAGATACCACACGCCATCAATCCGCACCGCCCAAATGATTTCCGTTGCGTGGCCTCCACCACCTCGCGGCAACGTGTCCATCAGCCGCCGCGCGCCAATCTGAGACCACCGCGGCGGCCAATACGTTCCAATGTGACCGCTGCCACCCGCCGCCAGTCCCACCAGCATTCCCTCCCAATCCGGGAGTTCACCGTGTTCAGACACCCACGTTTGATCGATGTCAACCGCCGACGCACGCCGCGCAAAATTCGAACTGCTCCGTTCGTACGAATCGTACGGCCAATCCGATTCCAGCGGCAAACCGGGAGCCACTCCGATGGCTCCGAGCCCCCGCGTGAGCACGCCGACGCCCGACTGAATCGACGTCCCCTGATCCCGCCCGACGTTTTGCGGCCGCCCGAAATACTCAGACGCGTTGTATGCGTAGATATCCGCCATCTGCCACATTTTGCCGGTCACGTACCACTGCCGCTTTTCTTCGCCGTTGGCCAGCGACTGGCCCTGACAATCGTTCCGCGCCTGCCGCTGAGCCCTCATGTGAGGCATCGGATTCGCATCCGGATCCAGCAGACGGGACTCCCAGTTGGGATAGTCCCTCGCGTTAATGGCCTTCACTTTCATCAACGCATTGCAAAACCGGCGTTCCGTTTCCGTCGGTTCAATCAGTCCGGAATACCACGTTTCAGTTGTTGGCATCATCAACCTCCGATCCGTCTCCGCCTTCCAGAATCGACGCGTGCAATTCCGCGGTCCACTTGCCGTCATTCAACGCGTCCGCTTCGAAATCCAGCACCGGCTGCCACGCCGCCGCTTCCGCACGTGCCGCTTCTGCCGTCAGATACTCGGCCACCTCCCGATCCGTGGCGAACTCCCCCGCCCGCAGCTTTGCCGCTGCGGTTTTGCGGATGTCGCGATTCAACTCCGCCTCCACGCGCCACGCCCGTTCGTACCGGTTTTCCGTCACCGGATCAGGTTTCGGATTCGGCGTGTCATCCGCTCCCGGAGGAGACCACGACAACACCAGCACCGCCGCCACCAACAACCCCGCCGACCATTTCCACATCAGAACTTCTCCCGCTGCAGAAGTTCCGCAATCCAGTCTGCGCGAGCCTGATCCCGTGTCCGGCACGCTTTCACCGCCGACCACAGAAACTCCGCCCCGGCTCCTTCGCACGCCTGCTCCAGATCCCGCGCGTATTCCTGCACTCCCGCCGGAGCCGGATCATCAGCCCCGCGCGGCGCATCGCCGAACACGTCCCCCAACAGACCATTGGCCCACCGCTTCCACGCCGCGATCCCTGCGACAACCACGGCGGCCAGCAACAACACCCCCGCCACCAGCGCCTGCGCAGCAGGCATCCCGAACAATTCCGCCGTGGCTACCATCACGCCACCGATTCTGTCAACGACAGCCCTTTGGCGGCGTAGCTCAACACGTGAGTCACCACCTGTTGAATCACCACGCCTTCATACGTTTCCGGAACGTACGGAAGATCCACATAGCGATTCAGCACCGTAGACAACAACGTGGCAATCCGTTCGATTTCTTCCGCGGACAACCCATCCGCCGAATCCAGCAGCAGATCCAACTCCGCCGGACCCAACAACCGCACGATTTGCCACACGATGAATTCAATCACCACCGCTTCATGCGATTCATCGAGCCACGGTAAATCCAACCGCAGATTCAGCGCGGCCGTGATTTTGTCGGCGTATTCTTCGCGCGTCATGGCGTGGCCTCCACAATATCCGGATGGCAGTCCAACTGCTCCGCTTCCGGCATTTCCACCAACCGCCGCGATCCTCCGGCTTCAGACACTTCCACTGTGCGACGGTACACCGTGACACCGACCGGCGGAGCCGGAGCCGTCTGCGATTCCGCACCCGGCATTGTCGGTTCCGGCGGCACGGCTCCCAGCACGTCCGCCACTTCTTCCTGATCAGCCATTTTCAACTCCTCCCGTGAGCCTGCTTTCTGCTTCCGTTCACTTCATTCCGCCACCAACTACTCCAGCGCCACCGCGGCATTCACCGCCCACGCAATCGGCGCATCACTGAACCCGTTCGCATCGTCGCCGGACGCCACCACCGTAACCTGCCGAGCCGCCGGACGACCGGCAATCCGCTGCACCAGCCATACACCCTTCGTGATTGTGCATCGAATGTGCTGCGACTCCCCGTCGCCGTAAGTGTCGTTTTCATCTTTCTTCCGCAGCAAATGCACACGGAAATTTTCCACCGGCGTTCCCCGCAACGCATCCACCGACACATCCGTTGTCGTGAACGAAACCGTTGGAGCGATCGTATCCCCCGCCGCAAACGTGATGGCTTCTTCGGACTCATCGCCAAATTCCATTTGCGACGCGTTCAGCGAAACGTCGAGCCCATCACATCCCTGCAGCTTCGCCGCCGACGACGTGCCATAGCTGATCGGACCCAACACAAACCCCTCCGCCGTTGTCGGCGTGATTGTCGTGATGGCGACTGAGCCCGAGCGAATCAACACCGCGTTGGTGCCGTCCGCCACGGGAACAATCCGACCACTGGCCACGGCTTCCTGCCGATTGCCCGCGCTGATGGAATCGAGATACATCCGCGCCAGCGTCGCCCGGAACCGAATGTGTTCCGTGGTTCCGTGAGCCACCCGGCCGGTCAAATTCGAGACCTTCCGATAATAGATATCCGCCGGCGAAACATTGGCTCCCATGTTTCCACACTGAGACAAAAACGCGGCCACCTGCTGCGTGCCGATTGGAATTCCCGGTTCCGATCCGTTTTTCGCCACGAACCGCGGATGCGTATCACCCGCCGCAATGTGCGAAATCAACTGATCGTTGAATTCCAAATCTGCGGATTCCAACTGCGTATATTTCACCGGCGACGTGTCCGCCAACGTGACCACCGCGTGTAGCAACGAAACATCTGAAACACTCATCCTGCCAACCCTCCTGGAAGCGCACCGGTCGCCCGATACTGACCAATGGCCGCCAGCAACGCACGCCGGCCAACCTGTTTCAAAACCTTCAATTCTTCCACATTCACCGCCGTCAGTTCCGCGTGAATGTTCGGACGATTTCCCTTCGGCCGTTTCGGAATATAGAACATCGACGCCATGTGAATTCGAACCCGCGTAGGAAACACCCGGAACGCCACCTGCTGCGTGACTCGCTGTTCCAGCCGGCCGGTGAATCGCAAATAATCGCGACCATTCGCCGCGGCCAAACCTCGCTGCCGTTCCTTGCGGCGTTCATGCCCCGACGTTCGTTTTTTGTAAACGCCTTTGTATCGGCGGCCGGCTTCCGGCCCGAAATGCTTCGGCAAAAACATTTTGTGCCAATGCTGCGCCATCGTCAGATTGGTATGTTTCAGAATCGCCCGCCACGCCCGCACCGGCACGCCTTCCGGTCGATCCTCCGGCCGATTGATCACCTGCCCGCGATATGTTAGCTCCACCTTGAACGCCGAATCCGCCATCAGCGCCACCCCCAATCGACGAAAAACACGCCCTGCCACACCAGCAGCTCCGCCACATCGTCAATTCCATCGTCGTTCACATCCTGAGCGTGATGGCTGTTTTGCACCATCAGCGTGTACGGATTGGCCGGCTGATTGACCCCCTGCAGCAACACGGGAAACACTTCTTCCTGCCCCACATAGTCCCGGATCAAATCGCCCACCAACCCGCCAAACCGGTCCTCATCTTCCTGAACCGTGTTGTCCGTGTCGTACGTGTCCCACACTTTGACGGCCAGCCCACCCGTGGACCTCATTTGCGAACTACTGTCGGCGCTGCCCTGTTCAGACCATCGCAGCCCGTTCAGACTGATCACCATTTGAGGATACACATCGAGCAGCAGCTCCGGCCACACGATCCGCGCACGGCGAGCCGACTGATCGGCCAGACCGGTCCACGTTTGCCACGTGGCCAGATCCGCGAACGCGTTCCGCAACGCCACCCGATTGTTGATATCCACGCCCATTCAGATCACCGATACGGAACCACTTCGGCTCCGCCGCGTGCCTTGCTGAGTGTTCTTGAAAATTCCAGTTCCCATTCCAACTGCCCCGCCGCTTCCGTCGGCGATTGCGACAACCGATATCGACGCGTGCCGTGACTGGCCAACATCACCAGACCGTCCCCCTTTACCGGAGCCGCCACGCCGTTGTATCGTCTCACCATCACCTGCAGCAGTTCCAGCCGCACGCGGGATTCGCCGTCACTGTCCCACACTTCCCGCGTGTCCACGATCAACGCTTTCACTCGCGTGGTTCCTCCGTCACTGTCGACGTAATCCACATCCACGCCCGACCGTTCATAAAACGAATCCAGCGCCGTGCGTTCGGACGTTTCGAAATCAGACGCGTTCAGCGTGTCCAGATCCGCCAACGCCGTGGCAAACGTCGTGGCGGTTCCGCTGAGCGCATTGGCCACACCGTACGCCACGCCACTGCGCACATCGCCCACCACCGGCAGGGAAACCGCGTCGCCGCTTTGTTCAAAATGTGCCAACGCAAAATGCTTCACGTTCCCGGACCTCCATCCCATCGCTCAAATTGGCTGTTCTTCCGCCCGAGGAGCCGGCAACAAATCCCGCAGCTCCGCCACTTCTTCTGCCAGCGCGACAATCTGCCCGGCCTGCTGGTTCACCACTTCCACGCACCCCTGCAGCGTCGCCAGCACTTCCGCCGACACACCGGCATCCGTACCACGCGACATCAACGCCACTATTTCCAGCAGCACCAGCCGCAACTGAGCCGCTCCAATGCGAGTTCCCGGCGACTTAATTTCTTCAATTGATTCGCCCAATTCTTCAATTGTCATTCTCTCAACTTTCTTTCAAACCACTCACGACAACACCACCGACCGTTCGCCGCCTGACACCGTCGATTCGAACGCGTCCGTTCCATCGGCGAACTCAAACGTTTCCACTCCATCGGCCGCCGTCACATCTCCGACCACCGCCGCCACCAGCAACTCCACCATCCGCAGATAAGACAACGACCCTTTGCCCCGCGGCTGCGTTTCCAAATGATCAATCAGCGCCGCCGCCGCGTCGCTTGGTTCCGACGCGTACACTCCCGCCGCCGATCCCAACACACGCCGACCCACGGACAACAACTGACCGCCGGCCGTGACAAATCTAAATTCATAATTCCCGGCCGGCACACCCGCATCAATGTCACACACCCACGCTCCCGGCTTCGACCCGTGGGCACTCACCGACATATTTTCCGCATCCGCCACGGAAGACGATCCACCGATGGCGTACAACGTCACCACCGCCCCGGTTCCCGGCGATCCTGCTGCGTTCACTTCAATCTGCCGCGCCATCATTCACCTCCATTTCTACACAGCCCCGCGAACTCAACCGATTGACCGCCGCCGTCAACCCTTCCACTCCCTGTTCCAAACCTTGCAACTTATCCACCGTCTCGTTTCGCTCCTGCATCCGCCCTTCCAGATACGAAAACTTGACACCTAATTCTTCGACTCTTTCCGACTGCTTTCCATGCTGTTCCTCACAGTGTTGCAGTTGCCGCCGCGTTTCCTGCATGCCGGTAAACACAATTTTCCACAGCACTCCCACCGCTGTTACTAAACCACCCGCTACCGCCACACCGACCGGCCACGACACTGACTGTTCCACGACGTTCCCTTTCAAGTTAAGCCGTCTGAGTGTTCTGCGCCGCAATTTTCGCGTTGGCGACAATCTCTGCCGGACTCGGCACAATTCGAAACTGCCACCGCAACGGATACCCCGTGCTTGATATCGTCGCGGTTTCTTCCACGTGAATCACTTCATCAATCGCCGTACTGGTGGGAGTGTACGAACAATCATAAATCCCGGTTGTGGCTGCTCGTTTAGTGACAGTCACCGAATCACCAACGTCGGCCGGAGGCGTACCGCGTCGAATCTGCACCGCAGGATTGGAATCAGCGTCGACAGGCTCCCCCGCCGCGTTGAGCGTGTCGATTGTCCATCGCAGAGTGCCGCCTGATATGAGTTTGTCTGGTCGCATCATCGCACCCTTGACTGGTTGAATGGATTGTAAGCGCCGCCTCCGCCTTCGCTGAGTTCGATCACCGTGACGCCTCCCGGCAGCGTTGCTGACCCGCTGAGCGTCCCGATTGAATAAAGAGTCGACCACGTTGTAGCACTGGCCAACACGACCTCGCCGGTGAAAGCTGGACCGTTTACCAACTTGTAATCGCCGTACCACGTCCCAACAGCCCTGCCGGTGTTGTCTGTTGTTTCTCGGCACTCAGCATAGTTATTAGTGATTCCACATGCCGCCGCATCGCTGCCTCCAATTGCCGTCACGACGGTCGCATTGTTGTTGGCTACCCCTGTCCCGCCAACTCCGCCTTCTGCGGTGCTAATGACGTTGTAGTTGTTCTGACATCCGTTTGCCCCTGATACACCTCCGCCAAGCGACCGAACAATGAGGCCGAAATTATTGTTACACCCTTCGCTGCCGATCGAATCGCCGCCCTGAGCTAGTAGAATGCTGCCGTAACTATTCAGAACACCACGAGCGGTAGACACTGTACCGCCTGTCACCGTCCCGACTGTCACATTTGCTGGCAATGTGGCAATCATTGTCCCCGTGCCTGCGGTAAAGTCCCACGTCGAGATATTGCAGGCCGCGACAACCGAAAACACAACTGTTCCGGCAGAGCCCGGCGACTCTACTGTAATTCCGGTTTCGGTCGGCACCGCGTCAATGTCGAGTTCGTAGCCCGCCAGATCAATTGTGTCATCGTCTTCGATGCTTGCCGCAATAGCTGAGTACGTCGTATTCCCGGTGAGTGTATAACCGCTGGCTGGAGGACTCAGCGGATGATTCACCACCAACTGCATGTTGGCGGAACCGAGATCAAGGGGAGCCTGATCGTTGCTTGGAGATGCCCCTTCCAAAATGAATACAACACGATTCAGATTTGCCCAGCCGCCACGATTGACAATCTCCTGCAACTCCGTGGTCACATCAATTGCCTTCGTTCCAATTGCCGTCATTTCAACTTCAACGCTGGCCGTAGTGCGAGTACGGCCAGAGATATCATTGGTCCCTGCCGACAAAGCCGTAGCGTTGTCTGAGTCATCCCCTTGCGTAATCACACGCCCGCCATCGTTGTCTGTGGATTCCACATACAACGTGGCCGCCGTGATTGTCTCACCGTTCTGCACCTGCACCGCATCAAACTGCACCGCGATTAAATCGCCAGACGCATTGATATCAGTGACTGCGCCACTGTTGAGCGTGACCGACGTTCCGCCCAGTTGGGCAGAATGTGCTGCATCATTGTACGTATCAATTGGCATCGGTTACGCATCCAGTTGAGCGACAACGGCCTGCATTCGCAGCACGGCAGCGGACTTCGCTCCGGCGAGGTATTCGTTTTTGGCCATGTCGATTTGTTCAGACTGCGACTCCCAGACATCCCGCCACCGGACGGCGTCAATATCTGCCTGCGTTGCATCGCGACCAATTGCAGCAAGTGCTGGCGTGGTGAATGTGCAACCAAGAGCAAGGTATGGTGCCGGATCGATCCCTGCTGCGGTCAATATCGCGGACACGTTCCCGCGTATCGAATCATCGGCCATATTGATTCCGTCAGCGGAATTGCGGAACCTCGACAGGAAGCCTTCCAGATTCTCGACAGTCCCCAACAGTGTCATCTTCGTTGCCGGATCAGACTCCGTTGCCGCCGATGCCGTGTATGAATCAATCGTCCCGCGAATAGCTAACTGAAACGCAGCCAACGCGGCTTCGCCAAGGATGTCACCCATCGTCGCAACGGAGATGAATCCCGGAACCTGCTGCGATTTCTGCTTTGTCAGCACTTTGGTCGTCGATGCGTTCAACGCTGTCAACAGATCGGCGTCATTCTCAGCCTGGTACAGACTGAGCAAAGTGGAGTCTGAATAGATAGTGTCTCGTATCATGGTTTATCCGTAATTCAGTGTGAGTCGATTTGTCCACGCCGTGGCAAGATCCGTTGTCCCACCGTTGTTCGATTCCGTCGCCTGCGTCTTCGTGCCGCTGCTGTCGTAGCGATTGATCACCCAGCCACTGGCAGGATCAATCCCGAAATACGTGTATGTGCTGGTATGGTCGTAGTTTTCGGTTTCCACGAACTGCGTGGACTGCGTCACAATCGCCTGCGACACTCGTTCCGCCGTCCAGCGTCTCACCGTGGTGGCCGTTCCCGCTTCGGCTTCCGCCTGCGACACGATCCCGACCTGATTGTTGTACGCCGTTTCAATTTCGGCGTCTGACTGATCCGCGGTCGCTCCGTCCTGCACATTCAACAGCGTCCGCTGAGCCGCCGCATCAGCCGCCGCCATCAACGCCCGGCCCGCCGCCGTGGTATCGCCCAGCGTGGCGTCCGTCAAAATCGCGTTGAGTTCCGCCAGCGTGTCGATGTCGGCCGGTTTCACCGCCAACGCGTCGATCGCCTGAGCCACTCGCTGAGGCGTCCAGCGTTCCGCCGTGGTCGACGTGCCAGCTTCCGCCGCGGCCTGCGACACGATCCCGACCTGATTGTTGTACGCCGTTTCAATTTCCGCGTCTGACTGATCGGCGGTCGCTCCGTCTTCCACATTCAGCAGCGTACGCTGAGCCGCCGCATCCGCCGCGGCCATGATCGATCGACCGGCGGCCGTGGTATCGCCCAGCGTGGCGTCCGTCAAAATCGCGTTGAGTTCCGCCAGCGTGTCGATGTCCGCCGCGACCAAACCACCGCCGCCGCCACCGGACAACGCATCAATGGCCTGTTTGACTCGTTCCGGCGTCCACCGGTACACCGTCGTGGACGAACCGGCTTCCGCAATCGCCTGCGAAACCACATCCACCTGATTGTTGTACGCCGCCTCAATTTCCACGTCCGACTGATCCGCGGTCGCTCCATCCTGCACATTCAGCAGCGTCCGCTGAGCCGCCGCATCGGCCGCCGTCAGCATCGACCGGCCCGCCGTAGTCGAATCACTGACTTCGCTGGCCGTGTGGGTGTGAGCCGTCGGCGTGCGCGCGTCGCTCAATCTCGCATCGGCCGTATCAATCAGCGTGGCGTCGGTCAAAATCGCGTTGAGTTCCGCCAGCGTGTCGATGTCCGCGGCCGTCAATGTTCCCGATCCACCCGGAGCCAACGCATCAATGGCCTGTGCAACTCGCAACGCCGTCCAGCGTCTCACCGTGGTGGACGTTCCCGCTTCGGCTTCCGCCTGCGACACTTCATCCACCTGATTGTTGTACGCCGTTTCAATTTCCGCGTCTGTCTGATCCGGCGTCGCTCCGTTGGAGACATTCAGCAGCAACCGCTGAGCCGACGCATCGGCCGCCGTCATCAACGCCCGGCCCGCCGCTGTCGAATCACTCAACGTGGCATCCGCCACAATCGCGTTGAGCTTCGCCAGCGTGTTGATATCCGCCGACTGTAACGCCAGCGCATCAACCGCCTGTTTCACTCGCTGAGGCGTCCAGCGTTCCGCCGTGGTCGACGTGCCAGCTTCCGCAGCCGCCTGCGACACGATCCCGACCTGATTGTTGTACGCCGTTTCAATTTCCGCGTCCGTCTGATCGGCGGTCGCTCCATCCTGCACATTCAGCAGCGTGCGCTGAGCCGCCGCGTCGGCCGCCGTCATCAACGCCCGACCCGCTGCTGTCGAATCGCTCAACGTGGCATCGAGCACCAACGCGTTCAGCTTCGCCAGCGAATCGATTCCGGACACCGACACGCCCAGCGCGTCAATGGCCTGTTTGACTCGTTCCGGCGTCCAGCGTTCCGCCGTGGTCGACGTGCCGGCTTCCGCCGCCGCCTGCGACACGATCCCGACCTGATTGTTGTACGCCGTTTCAATTTCCGCGTCTGACTGATCCGCGGTCGCTCCGTCTTCCACGTTCAGCAGCACACGCTGAGCCGCCGCGTCGGCTGCCGCGACAATCGCCCGGCCCGCCGTCGTGGTTTCCGCTCGCTGCAACGCCAGCGCATCAATGGCCTGTTTCACTCGCGCCGGCGTCCAGCGTTTGATGGCCCCGGATGTTCCCGCTTCGGCTTCGCCCTGAGTGACCGCCGCCACCTGATTGTTGTATGCCGTTTCAATTTCCGCGTCCGACTGATCGGCGGTCGCTCCGTTTTCGACGTTCAGCAGCGTCCGCTGAGCCGCCGCATCGGCCGCAGTCAGCATCGATCGGCCGGCCGCCGTCGAATCGCTGATTCCCGTGGCCGGATGATTGTGAGCCGTCGGCGTGCGCGCGTCGCTCAATCGTGCGTCGGTCGTATCAATCAGCGTGGCGTCCGTCAAAATCGCGTTGAGTTCGGCCAGCGTGTCGATGTCCGCGGCGGAAAGACCGCCGGCCGCGGGAGACAACGCATCAATGGCCTGTTTCACCCGCGCCGGTGTCCAGCGGCCGGCCGTTGTTGACGTCCCGGCTTCTGCGTCGACCTGCGACACCACCGGGATTTCAGCGTCATAAGCCGCCGCAATTTCCGCGTTCGTCTGATCGGCGGTCGCTCCGTTTTCGACGTTCAGCAACGTCCGCTGAGCCGCCGCATCGGCCGCCGTCAACATCGATCGCCCGGCCGCCGTGGAATCGCTGATTCCCGTGGCCGGATGATTGTGAGCCGTCGGCGTGCGAGCGTCGCTCAATCGTGCGTCGGTCGTATCAATCAGCGTGGCGTCGGTCAAAATCGCGTTGAGTTCCGCCAGCGTGTCGATGTCCGCGGCCTGCAACGCTCCACCACCACCCAGCGCATCAATGGCCTGTTTCACACGCTGAGGAGTCCAGCGGCGAACATCCGTCACCGTGCCGGCTTCAGCTTCCGCCTGCGACACCACATCCACTTCATTTCCGTACGCCGTGACAATTTCGGCGTCTGACTGATCGGCGGTCGCTCCGTCTTCCACATTCAGCAGCGTCCGCTGAGCCGCCGCATCGGCCGCCGTCAGCATCGATCGACCGGCCGCCGTGGAATCGCTGATTCCCGTGGCCGGATGATTGTGAGCCGTCGGCGTGCGCGCGTCGCTCAATCTGGCGTCGGTCGTATCAATCAGCGTGGCGTCGGTCAAAATCGCGTTGAGTTCCGCCAGCGTATCGATGTCCGCCGCAGTCAATCCCGTAGCCGACGCCAACGCATCAATGGCCTGTTTGACTCGCGCGGCCGTCCACCGTCGCGGCGTTGTGGACGTTCCGGCTTCCGCTTCCAGTTGAGAAACCACATCCACCTGATTGTTGTACGCGGTTTCAATTTCCGCGTCTGACTGATCGGCGGTCGCTCCATCTTCCACGTTCAGCAGCGTCCGCTGAGCCGCCGCATCGGCCGCCGTGATCATCGATCGACCGGCCGCCGTGGAATCACTGAGTTCACTGGCCGCGTGTGTGTGACTCGTCGGCGTTCGCGCGTCGCTCAATCGCGAATCCCCCGTCACCACCAGCGTTTCCGCAATGGCTCCGTTGAGCTTCGCCAGCGTGTCGACCATTTCGGCCGCATCGACCACGCTGCCCGTCGAATTTCCGACGATGCCCCGCGGCACGCTGCGCACGCCTTCCGGCGGTATGGAAAAAATCACGTCTGCCACGGTCCACCCCTAGAACTGCGGACGCGCAACCGTCGGAACCGACGTTGCACCCGCCTGCAGATTGACCACCAAACGCAATCCCTGCTCCGCTTCCAGCAACTGATCCAGATACCGCATGTCCATCCGCTGACTGCGACCCTGCCCGTGGGTATGCTCCACCACCGCCTGCCGCACTTCCGTGATATGCTGCAGCAAATCGGCCAGCCGCAACGCCGGCGTAGACAACTCCTGCCACCCTGCGTGTTCCCACCCTGAAGTATTGACGCCCGCCATGAACTGCCTCCGTTACCTCAAAAAGCCGGTTCCGCCTGCAGACGGAACCGGCCTGAATTCGTGGCGAGAGAATCCACGAATCCCAACCACAGCAACGCGGTTAGCTCACGATCGAATCAATCACCATGCCGGCATCGGCGTGAATGATTTTTTCGGTCGTATCCATGCGGCACCGCATCACGCGGCACCGTCGTTTGGCGTCTTCGTATTCCTCGAACGCTCCACCGATTCGGCTTCCATCAGCCGCCCAGTGAATGGTCCGCATGAACTGCCGACGCACAAGATTCGGAGACGTCTCCTTACGGAACAGCAACACTTTGTCCCGCGGCCAAATCGCCGAACCGGACCACGCCAGCGGAGCCGCCGCCGTGTTTTTCACGCCGTTGGCCACAATGACTTCGTCCAGCTTCAGCGCCGCGGCCAGACCATCCAGACGGATGTCTTTCGCCGTGCGAGCCGATGCCCCCACAAACTTTTCCAGAATCGACTGATTCTCCATCAGTAAATCCGCAATTTCCGCGTCCATACAAATGGCGTTCGGACGAACACCGTTGGCCAGACGGAATGTCTGGATGAATCCGTTCATCTGCGACGCCACGTCCGTGGAATCGGTACTCCAAACCGCCGCCGCACTGGCTCCGGCTGACTTTGCATTGATTGCCGCGATCACTCGCATTTCATGCGCTTCAATCACCGCGTGGCGGCAGAGTTCTGCGGCCAACATGTCGGCATCAATCAAATCTTCATGAGCCGCCGCCGTGCGTTCATCCACCGGCGATTCCACACCGTGTTCCTGACACGCGTACGTATCGGTTTCAAAATCGGCCGTCAGATCCTGATACGACCCGTCCTGATTGCGTTCTGTCCGCCGCGGCTGCAACGCCGCCGTTTTCTTGAGCGTACGGAACTGATCGAACGCCTTACCGACTTCGGCCACTGGCGCAATCTGCAACCCCACATACCCGCCACGAATGGCGTCTAGATCCAGCTCCTCAAACGCCAGACCCAAATCGGAACGCGGCGTCACCAACGACGACCCCGGAGCGATTCCCATTGTTTCATCCTCCAAAAAATGGCGACTGATCACCGCCTGTCAAATCAACGACTACCAGCACAGCGCCAGCAATCAGCCTGCCACAATTGGCCTGTACTCGAAATACGCACCGGCCGCAGCCGCTTCCAGCGGCACACCCACGACGGTTCCACTTCCCGTGGCCGTTTGCAGCTTGCCGGCGTCAGCGGTTTCCACAATGTCCGTCAACGCGATGGCTTCTGACGCCCATCCAATATGGGTTCCCGGCGCGTTGAGCATTTTCACGCAACGCTTGTCCCCGTCGGCAAAACTTTCCTGAGTCAAATGGCCGACGATCAACGCGGCCGCCGTAGCTTCCTGCGCCAGATCGCATTTGCCCGTGGACGTGTTCACGCACAACAACGCGTTTCGAGCGAACGCGCCCGAGACTGTCACGTTGAGATACCCTGTGTCCGTTTTGGTTTCCATGTTTCCACTCCTTCAACTTCCGGCAGCGTGCCGCCTGTTTTTTCTTCGCAACAGGAACCCCCCTGCCGCGTTATCCTGTCAACGGACTACTCCGCCGCCCCCGTCCGAACCAACTCGCGCCCCACCTGTCGACGTCGCCGGCGTGCGGCTCCGCCCGGACTGAGAGACGCCACCGCTTCGCGATATTTCGCATATGTTTCCGGATGTTCGGACACGCACGACTGAAACGCCGCCATCCGATCCCCACACGCCTGAGCTTCCTCCGCCACCAGCTTTTCGAACACTGCCACCGGATCTCCGCCCGCTGTTCCGCCGCTTGTCGCCGTAGCCTGAAACTGCGAACCACTCGCCGCCGGTCCACCTGCCACGCGTTCAACTTCCTGCGATTCCTGCGCGGCCTGCAACTGCTGCCGCAATTCGGCGTTGTAAGCCTGCAACGCCTGAGACGCCGTGGCCTTTGCATCCAACTGGCCCACCAGAAAATCAGAACTTGCATCCGGACACGCGGCCCGCAACTCATCCAGACTGGCCGCCGATTCCACGACGGGAGCCGGTGCCGAAACTGCCGCCGGAGCCGACTGTTCCACCACGGGAACTTCCGCCGCCGCTTCCACTTCCGGAACCGCTGCAGCCGCTTGGCTTTCTTTGCTCATTTCCTCACCCTTCAACTGCGCGGATCCACGATCCGCAGAATGGACGACTGCCGCCGACGACATCGCCGCCACCACTTCGTCCAGTGTTTTCACTTCATCCACCAGCCCGAGCCCCACCGCGTCCGATGCCAGCCACCACTGGCCACCGGACACGGCTGCAATCTGATCCGCGGACAATCCACGCGCCGCCAATGACTGCGTGAAACCTTCGTGAACTCGATTCACCCACGACTGCAGAAACGCCCGTTGCTCATCGCTTACCGGCAGCCCCGGAAAGCCCAGCGACTTCACCGGCCCGGTGTCCGCCATCACGACTTCCACACCGGCCTGCTTGTATTCCTGCGAGCGGTCGAACACGCTCATCCGCGTTCCGATGTTGCCGACGTTCGCGGATTCCGTGGCGTAGATCGCATCGCAATGACACGCTAGCCGATACGCCGCCGATGTCATATAGCCGGCGGCATACGCCACAATCGGCTTACTGAATGCATCAATGGACGCACACGCTTCGCCGCACAACATGGCAGCTCCGCCGGGACAATCGCACACGATCACCACGCCCGTCACGTTTTCTGCCGCTTCCAGCTTTTGCAGATCTCGCTGCAACACCGGATAGTTTGCGGCCAAAGCAGATTCCCACCGAACCAACGGCCCGTCCAGATTCAGCAACGCCACGCCGTCCGCCGTGATTTCGGAAACCATTGTGTTTTCCGATTCCAACAACCCGAGATTCATGGCCATCAATCGCGACCGCGACGACTGCAGCGCGGCCTGCATCTGAGACGCAAATCGCGGATCCACCTGACACAATTCGCCATCCACAAACATCATTCACCTCCGCCCGCTGCTGTTTCATCCATCACCGGCAATTGCAGTCCCTGACGATTCGGCGGAGCAAACAAATACCGCCAATCAAATTCGGCTCCAGGAAACCGCTGTTCCAATCGCTGTTTGCCTTCGTACGCTTCCGCCAGCGCGAATTCGTTGTACTTGACGACTCGCCGAATATGTTCCTCGCCGCTGATTCCATGCTTGCGCCGCGCGAACCGGTCCAGATCTTCCATCGAATTGGACAACTGCAACACGTCGCCCTGCGCATCGTCGACTGGATGGATATATTTCCAGCCGGTCGGATTCCACTGATGTCGATAGATGCGCGACCGCCGCGGATCCGCTGGCCGTTCGGCTTTGACAAACCGCTGCAACACCGGATCCGTTCGCAATCGCGTGCGGACAAAATGACGAAACCGCGGCCGATGATACGCCGACGCGAACCACCGCTGGATCTTGCTGAATGACATCCGAGCCTGATCGAGCACGTTTCGATAACTGCTGAAATTTGCACCCTTCGCGTCCAGCAACAGCACGATCAACGGCAGATCCAGATTCATGGCCAGATACTGGATCATCAACATATTGAGATCGAAAAAACCATCGCCCGGAATGTCCGGACTATGCATCACCAGTTTGCGGCCCAGCTCCGGCCGCAACACTCGGCCGGGATGCATGGCCGCCGTGGCCATTTGAAAACCGGCATCGTCCGTGGCGTAGTACGACGTTGGGAGCGGAGGCGTTGCCGAGCTTCCATGCTGCAGCAACTGCTTCACCGTTTCCATGTCCGTGATCTCTTCGGACCACGTCACACACGACGCCATTTGACTTTTCAGAATTGTCGCGAATTCGTTATCGTCGCGGCGATTGGCCGCCGTGCCACACGGAGCCAGCGACGTGATTCCCCTGTTGAGCGAAAACCGCGACGGCCGGAACACATGAAACACGTTCGGCCAGCCGTTCGAATCGTACGCCGACACCGGATCCACATCTGCCACCCGCATCACGTGGCCGTATGGCTTTGTTTCTTTGCTCAAAAAATACGACTGAGCCACACGGCCGTCCGTCTTGACTCCGCACACCCCGCGATCCACTTTGGTTCGGTGCGGCGTCTGGCAACGATGCGCTTCCAGATGGAGAACACTGCCATCGGGTTCCGGAATCGCAAACACGTCGCCATCAAACACCGTGCGAATGAATGCGATGTCTGCCTGAGCTTCGTAGGAAAACCGGCGTTGCGCGTCGCTCAACTGCGGATCGTTGGCGTATTCGTTCCATTCGGCTTTCAGGTGTTCGTCAACGTCATCGTCCCCGGTATCCGGGGAAACCGTCATCTGCCCCACGTTGACGTTCGCGATCAAACGCTGACCGGCGGAACCCACCACCGGATCATTGCGTTCCATCATCCGAACGAACGCGACCATTCGCAGAAACGCGTTTTGGTCGTCAATGTGATAATCGGCATCCGCTCCGATCATCCCCGTCAACGCCATTTTTTTACCGGGAGCCGCAGCCGTACGAGCCAACTCGTACGCCTGCTCAGCTTCCAGCTTCATTTCCTGAAATTGGCGTTGGACATTGATTGTCTGCATGGCGGCACACTGTGCCAACCTGCAAACGTTCGTTGAATCCCGGCGTTCGTGTTAACACTGTTAACACGCGCAGAAGATCAAATCGCGGGGATTTGCGCGGCGACCTGATCCAGAATCCACTTCAGCGAATGCCCGAGCTTATCCACGTGCGTTCCGTCCGCTCGCATCACGTGCGAATTGCGGCACCCTTCCAACACGCGTCCCATTGCCTCGCGTGCCAAACGATCGTAATCGCCGGAACCGAACCGAAACCCGGTCATAGGAGCGTGAGCAATCCGCGGAGCTTTACCTGCCGCCACACTGACCGGAACCCTGATTTCCACCCACACGACGTTTTCCACTTCCGGCGGAGCCACCGGTTCGGGTTCCGTCTGCGGATTTTGCGGAGGCACGACTGCCGCCACCGCTTCTGCCACCACGCCGTCTTCCGCCGACCACAACCCCACACGCACCGCGAATTCCCTCACGTCAGATTCCAACGCCACACCTTCCGCCGCCAGCGGAAACCCGTCGATCCCTGACCAACCCGCCACCGTTCCTTCCGGCAATTCCATTTTCCGATCAATCGTCTTGAACTGCACCGGATTCGCTGCCTTCGCTGCCATCATTCAACTCCATTCGAAACCCTGAAACCACCGCCGCACTCAACGGCCTTCCCGACACTCCACCACGTGGAAATACTCAGCCGCGCCGAGCCCGTTGGCCCATTCGCGCACCACGTCCTCCGCGTTGTCGAATTCTTCCGCTTCGCCAGGAATCGACCATCCATCACCTGACTCCTCACAAATGTGACCGTTTTCCACCAGCCGTTCCGCCGCGTACTGATATGCCGCCGGCTGATCATCAAACAACACGATTTCCATCGGCTCCAGCGGCTCCATCGGACATTCAGACAAACTCACAAACAACCCGTACATTTCTGAACTCCATTCCACCCAACGGCTCCCGCTGGGACAAACTGATATCACCCGCCTCCCTGCGACTGCTTCGCCGAATCAATCGGCGGATTTCTGAGACCCCACCAACACACGTTTGATTCCTTCCCCCGCGAACATCACGCCACCAATCCACGTCAGCGCCTTCAATTCTGTTTCATCGAAATCAGACGCGTTGGCCCACATAATGAACGCCGCAAAAACCAGATACACCACTGTCTGCAGCAACCGCCACACCGGATGATTCGGATTCTTCCACGCCATACCACACCTCCCCTCCACCACCAAAAAAACACCATCAACGCTGACTGAGCAAAAACGGACTGTTGTGGAATTCACTCACCGCCTGAGCCGGCCGATCGGTGCGGCCGACCGTTTGAGCCGCCACCGGAGCCTGCCCACTGAACCGTTCCGGAAACGACACCGCGTCCCACACCTGACCGTTTCGCGTGTAGTATTCTGCCAGGACGCGACAATACCGGATCCCGTCCCCGGCTTCATTCGGCCCGCTGCGGCTCCACTTGTTCCCGTCGCGATAGTCGGCGTTCAACTGCGAAAACAGATGTTCATACGCCTGCCAGTTGTCGCACACGTCGGCCGGGAAATACACAAACCCCGCATCCCCGCGATTGATCCGCTTTTGAACCAGCGCCTCCCGGTACTGCTGCGACGCGTGCGAATTCACCATCAGCAAATCACCCATCCCCAACTGCTTCTGCATGGCGATTAGTTTTGCCGGCTTGTCCGTGCGACGATGTCCCCAATAGTACAAATCCACCGCCACATTCTGCCCCGTGCGTGAATCCCCTTTGAACGCCTGCGCCTGCTCCAATCGGTCGCACACGCTGTAGACTTCCGCCGTGTATTTGCCGGAATCGATGCCGATTGGAAACTCCGCCACCGGCAGAAACGCACCCGCACGATCCACCACCGGATACGTCGAATTCGTCCACTTCAAAAACGCCGACACACCGGCCGACAATCCCCAATCCACCAGCGCCCCCTGAGCCCGGCCATCGACGTGCCACCACGCACACACGAACCAATGAAACAACAACTCATCCCCTGCCAGCCCGACGTCCGCGGCCGTCGTCAGAAAACAGGACTCCGGAGGCAACTGGCCGCGGAGATGTTCGCCTCGCAAATGCCCCGCCAACGCGTTTGGCTGCACCACGTCGAATGTCGGCGTCCATGATTCGGCCAGCGTCTCCGTTCGAAACTTGCGAAACGATTCCAGATCCCCCGCCCGCTGCCGCTGGATGGCTTCCACGAACTCCCGAGCCACATCGCCCCAGCCACCAATGAACAGCGAATACAACTTGGACAACGGCCCGAAAATCAGCGTGTCTGATTCCACGGATGGATGCCCACACACGTTGCCCAGCGCGTCCACGTATTCTCCATCTGCCAGCCACTGCCCCGCCTTCATCATGACCGGCCGATGATGATCCAACACGAACTGCTCACAATGGGCGCACACATACCGCGCGGTTTTCTTCGCCTGAGCCGGCGTCGATTCTCCGGCTTCCGTTTTGTCCCACTGGACCCGCTCGAACTCCAGCGTCTGATATTCTCCACAATGCGGACACGGCACCCAATACCGCAACTGCTGCACGGTTTCATCCTGCAACAACCGATACGCGCGACACGTTCCCGTGTCCGTCGGCGTGCCTTCCTCCACGATTTTGGCCCCACGTGGATACCCCGTGCAACGGCTTTCAATCGTGTAATACGCATCCGCTTCTGACGACTTGCGGGAAATGATTTTGTTGACTTCCATTTTGAACACGTACAACGCGGGATACCCGGCCACACTGCTGCGGCTGCCCGCGTTGGCAATACGGAGCCGGCAATCGGTGAAATGAATGGCTGTGCGGTTCCGCAAATGCACCGGAGGCAACTGCCGCCGAATCACCGGCGTTTGCTCCATCATCGGATACACGTGTTCCTCCATGCCGGCGTTCAAAATCCCGGTGTCTGGAAACATCAGTACCATTGGAGCCGGCGACTGATCCGCCACCCATTGCACCAGCGAAAGCATTGTGGACGTTTTGCACAGCCTGGTAGCAAACGACAAATGGATTTTGCGGACGGCCGGATTGTTCCAGCCGCGTTCAATCACGCCGCGGACGTGCGGAGCTTTCTCGAAATCAAACGCTGTCGACTCCCACGTTGACGGAAACCGCACGTTCCACGGAGCCCACACCAGCGGATCCTGCGGCACTTCCCGACGAAACCCGACGGCCACACTTCGCCGCAACTGATCAAAACAGACCCCGTACACTGGCCGCCTCCGTTTCGTTTTGTTCCGGCGGCAACTCCTCCAGCTCCGCCATCGATTCTTCAAACACTTCCGCCGGAATGCGGTCCAGATACCGCTGATAATTCTCCACCACTTTCATCACCGCACGCTGCAACGGAGCCAAATCGCCGACCGCCGCGGCCTTGCCGATTTCCACCGTGTAACACTGCTCCGCAAACTCCGGCGACACCTGCCGGCTGAACACCCACGGCAGATCGTCCAGACCTCGCCGCAACTCGCCCAACGCCTCCCGCAACAACGAACGCACCACCTCCACACGCACCAGCTCCCCGGCCGCCTGCTGCTCCAGCCGCTCCCGCTTCTGCCGGTCCAGTTGTTTCACCCGCGCTGCTTCTTCCGCTTCCAGCAACGCGGCCGCCTGCATCCGTTCATCAAATTCCGTCCGCGGCGTTTCTGCTTCCAGTTTTTTCAACTGCTCCTGATGATGCCATTCCGCCTGAGCCAACGCGATTCCCACCAC